GCATAGTTTCAAAGAATTTTTGAATCTTTACAAACTGTTCCGAAGTTAAATTATTTACGAACTGTACTAGGTCTTCTTTTGATTGTTCTTTAGCGTGGTGCACTTGGTCGCCCTCAAAGATATAATCAATTGATAGTGCCATAATATCGAAGATCTTTTCATAGTCGTCTTCTTTAAGATTGTTTAGTTTGTTTAGAATATCCACAGTAGGATACTTCATAACAACACCGACATCTCCGAACAATTCAATCTTGCTAGTGTGCCCTTCAGACTTCTCAACTTTAATGTCATTAACATCAATGCGAACTTTAGTCTGTGCCTTTTCGTTATCTTCACCATGATCCAAGTCACATGCAAATACTAGATCGATAGATTCACCAACTGACTTACCACGAACTTGAAGGAACATGTATTCCAAATCAAATGTAGCCAGTTTGTTGACATCAAGTTGATCCTGTACACAACTTTTAATCACATTCTTTAGCGTGTCAATCATCACCATAGAATCTTCTGATTGCTGAGCAAGTAGAAGAGCCTTTTCCTCTTTAACAAGGAATGGGCGATATTTCACAGTCGCTCCAGTCGAGGGTACAACCATATTATAGGTTGGAGTGGACATCATAGGTAAAGCCATTATTATTCTCCTTTAGACATATTCTTAATTAACTTATTCAAATCAGCAGTGCTACCTGTAAAGATAACATTGTTATTCGTCACTTCTCTCTTTGAACTTTCTTTTGGTCCATCGAGTTTTTGCTTCTGTTGATGCAAGTCTAATAATTGTTGGTTGACATCTGCCAACTGTTTCATTAGATTTCCAACAACCTCAAATGCTCTTGGATGCTCTGATTGATGAGCAACATCCAGTGCTTTCATTAGGGCAGACTGTCCTTGTTGTAAAATAAGACGAAGATTATTACGAGTTATCTCGTAGTCATCCTCAATCTTACTGTCTGACTGTCTTATAATTTCACCATCAGTTGTAATCACCTCAGCCACTTTCATCGGTGCTAAACCGAATTCAGCAGATAATGTTTCATCAATTTTCATTAATCATTCCTAGTATTTATTATTGAATTAGCTGAATCTCATTATTCCTGGAACATTATCAGAAATCCAATTTTGTGCATATTGATTTGCTAAACCAGTAGTGAAATTCTCAGCATCTCCAAGAGAGAAGTTTGAGAAAATATCCTGAAATTTATCGAACTGATTCATGTAACTGTCCAACATGTTGGCATTAATAACCTGATTGTTAGAAAGAACTGATGTTGCATCTGAAGTCCAATATTTGTACTGCATTGCCACTTGTAACTTCATAACATCTTTAGAGTTATAATCCATTTGAATAGTGCTAATTGTTTTTGGATAGCATTCGAATAGATTCAATTTGTATCTTGTTTTATCAAGTAGATCTTGAACTTCAATAGTCATATCAACTGTGTAGTCTTTATAGTAACCATATGTTCTTGAAGTTGGATCAGCAATCTTATCCATCCATTTATCAAAAACTTTCTTAACATGCATACCACTGTCTACAAAAAATGTTAAAGTGATATTGTCATAGATGCGCTCGTATGGAACTTCACGAAATTCACCGAACACTCTATTCTGAACTGTTGAATAGTTTTGTCCTGGAAGTTGAACTTGATCGCAGAACAAAACTAATTTTCTTTTTGTATCGTCATCCCCAGCCACAGGTGGTCTAAAGTCTACGATGTAGCGGTTTGTTCTAGCCAAACCACCTTCTTTAATTTGAGCAATAAAATCGTTGATTAGTGCCATATTACTTTCTCATTATCTTTCTGGAATCTGCCCAGACTTCTTGTTTGCTTGCTCCCACGAATCTTTCAACTGGGAGTAACATAGCAGTTGCCCAGTCTTCGGAGTCAACCTTACGAAACTGGGTTCTAACATGACCAATAAGGTATTGCTTAATGCAAGGTTTCGCTCCAGCGAAGCGAGTAACACCATCAATAACTTGCCATGAATATTTTAATCTCGTCATTTCATCCATACGCTTATTTGATCTAAAGATCAATAGGTTATCCAATAATTGGATTCTTAGACCATATGGTAAATAATGCATATTAAGACCCATAAAGCCATCTGGTGTTCTTGCATATGGAAACACTAGAGGGAATCGGTCATAATAAGGTAATTCTTTCTTTAACTTTGGATCATATGCAAACATGTATAAGTATCCAGGTTGGATTTTAGTGACCAACGAATCAGCATCACCCCTCATTACATTATTTGGGGTGAGACCTTGCTTAGCCAATAAATTGACTTGTTGGTCGAACCAACTCCTCGACTTTTTAACTACCGTATTTAAGTCGTATTTGTTGCGTTCGAATACATCGAGCATGCTTGGTTTTTGAGCCATACTATTATTTAGCTGTTAAGCCCAACTCCCTTTCAGTGATAATTTTGAATCCCCAGTTACGATCTTTGGCATATTCTGTTGCTGCTTTCCACTTTGCTTGATTTTTTATAAAGGCTAAAGACTCTGTTAGGTAACGCTGAGTCTTGCGACCAGGAAATACTGGAGGTTCACATTGTTTCGCTGGTTTTACTTCTATTAAATATGTTCTACCATCGCTAAGTGTGACTTTAAAATCTACAAAATAACGATGAATCCTATCGTCTGTTGGACAGCGATATGGCACGATAGTTTCCTCTGAACTCCACTTTAAAACCGATGGATTCTTATCACACCAGTTTGCAAACATGGTTTCCCACGAGGATCGCATAATTACATTTGTAGGATCCCCAGTATATTTTTCAGGAAAAACTGGAACGAACTTTCTTTTGTGGAACATAAATAAGTGTTAGAGATAAATAAACCCAACTATATTTAGGGTAAGAGGGCAAAATGGCAGAAGAAACCGCAATCAAAGATAACAAAGAACCTGCAGCAGCACCGAATGCTCCAAATTTATATGTTGGACGAGGTGGTGCTACTGCATTTAACTCCAATACATATGATATAAGTAACTACATGTATCCAGACGATCTTATGTCTAATGATGGTTAGAACAGAAGCTGCACGAGCAAATCGTCCACAGAAAAGACTAAAGACTGCCATTGCTCTACATATTCCAAACCAGTTATCTATTCGATACGGTATGCAGTGGTCTGAAGATGATACATCACTATTGGCAATGGCTGCAGCTGGTGGTGAAGAAGTTATTAAGGCACTTCAATCTGGTGGTAAGAACTCTGATGTTAAAGGTGTCGGTGCAGATATTATCGCTAACCTAGCACTATCAAAAGGACCAAACGCTGGTGGAAATTCCGCTGCACTTGGTCTTGCAGCGAACCCCAAGAAAGAACAAGTATTTAAGGGTGTTGACTTTAGAACATTCTCATTCGATTATCAGTTTTATCCAAGAGATTCAAAAGAAGCATCGAATGTTTTACAAATTATCAAACAGTTTAAGTATCACATGCACCCAGAGTTCAAAGATACCAATAACTTCCTTTACATCTACCCATCTGAGTTTGATATTTTCTATTATCAAGGTGGACAAGAGAACATGAATCTACATCGTCACACATCATGCGTGCTTACTGAGATGAATGTTAATTATACACCGAATGGAACATTCACAACATTTGCAGATGGTATGCCAACTCAAATTAATGTAACATTGGCTTTCCGTGAACTTGCACTACTAACAAAAGACAAAGTCAAGGATGGTATGTAATGTATTTTAAAGACTTCCCAAAATTCCTTTATGAATTTAAAATAGGATCTCAGAATCAGACTACGATTGTTTCTGATATAACTCGTAACATTCGTTTCCGCAGAGATTTGTTGGCAAATGTTACAGTGTATGATGAGTACGACATTGTTGATGGTGAGACTCCAGAGATTATTGCCGAAAAGATTTACGGTAATGCAGAATATCACTGGATTATCATGTTGGTGAATGATCGTTACGACTACCTTGAAGACTTCCCTCTTTCATCATATGAATTAGAGAAAGACATCGCTGCTAAGTATCCAAGTAATGTATATGGTACTCATCACTATGAAGATGCCAATGGATATGTAGTTAATTCTACTGCCACTGGAGCAGTTTCTGTTTCTAACTATGAATATGAAAATAGAAGAAATGAAGCCAAGCGTAGAATTAAAATAGTTTCTCCAAACTTAATTGGCACTATCCTAAGAAACTTTAAAGAATTGTTATAATGCAATCTAGTAAGATACTGCGTTTTGCTGGCGATGTCAGCATTGATAAAGCACTGATTAACAACCCGAAAGGATTCTTTCAGGATATCGCTGCTCAGGTGATTAATATTCAGTTTTATGAGGATCTGTTTTCCCCATTTATTACAGGTAGTCTAATCGTCAAAGAATCATTAGACTTAGTCAATTTATTCCCATTCATTGGTGAAGAATTCTTAGAATTAGAAATTAGCACACCTGCTTTGGAAGGTCCAACTTTAAGTGGTAAATATTACATCTATAAATTATCAGATCGTGATTTGGTTGGAGATCGTCAGGTAGTTTACCAATTACACTTTATTTCTGTTGAAGCCATTGTTGACTTAAACAAGAAAACCAGTAAAGGTTTTAGTGGTAAAATCTCTGACTTGGTTAAACAGTTTCTTGAAGATACAAGTGTTGGACTAGAAACACAAAAGAAAACATTCATTGAAGAAACATCTAATAATGTTAAGTACATTTCCAATTACTGGACTCCAGTTGAGAACCTAATCTTCTTACAGAATCGTGCAACAAATAGTAACAATGTACCGAACTATATTTTCTTTGAGAATCGTGATGGTTTTTACTTTACCAGTTTAGAAAAACTTTATCAAAATAACACTTATCAAAAGTTTGTTTACGACAGATACACTCGTGATGATAGACCGATGGGTGGAAGTGTTAAGAACATTGAAGAAGACTACAGAAGAATTAATACTATTACTATTCCTACTGGCTATGATTACATGGACAGAATTAGTAATGGTATGATTTCATCTCGCTTGATCACTTATGACTTAACCACTAAACAATACTCTTCTCAAATTTATGACATGTTCACTAATTTTGATAAGCAAAAACATTTAAATCCAAACCCAATAAATTCTAAGAAAGCCATCTGGCGATCTAATGCTATGATTTTCAACATGACGAAATATCATAGCAACTTTACTGGATTTGGTGACGCAACCAATACCAAATACATTCAAGAGAGATATTCTCTCATGAAACTAGCTGAAGCAAACAAACTTCAGATTATAGTTCCAGGAAGAACTGATTATACTGTTGGGCAAGTTGTAGAAGTTCAATTAAATCGTATTGAACCATTTAGCAAGAAAGAAACTGACACGGATGATTTGATGTTTTCTGGTAGATACATTGTTGCAGCTATTAATCACTATGTTGATAGAGAGCGACATGAATGTAACTTAGAATTGATTAAAGAATCATCATTACTTAATATGGAGAAGGAACAATAATGGAATTTTACTATGGTGTTGTAGAGAATCGTGATGACCCATTAAAACTTGGTCGTTGCCAAGTTCGTATTGTTGGCTTACATACTCACGACAAATCAATTCTCCCAACTGTAGATTTACCGTGGTCGTATCCAGTACAACCAGTAACATCTGCAGCGATGAACGGAATTGGTTGGTCTCCAACTGGACCAGTTCCAGGAACAAGCGTTATTATCATATTTGCCGATAAAGATAAACAACAACCACTAATGTTTGGTACAGTTGGCGGTATCCCTCAGTCAAAAGCTGCAGCTGTTGCAGCAGAAGATGGTGGTAATATTGTTACAGATGGTGGAGCAATCCGTACATCTGATGGACAACCAGTTAAGAATAAAGACGGCAGTGATTTAACTATCAGCAATCAAGCAGGTGCTGTGACAAAACAAGTTGAACAACAAGTTAACAATGTTAAAAATAAAGCAGTGGCACTTGCTAAGTCTATTCTTGGTATTGATTTAAATAAATTATTTGGTAGTGGAAGTGTCAATGCTGACACAGCTGAAATGTTGCCACTTCCAGTCGAAGGTGCAGACCAAGAAACTAAGCCAACAATTATTCCAAGGGTTGTCGCTACAGAAGAATCTAAGATTGATTCTCAACCAACTCCAGGAAAAGCAGACCAGAAAGTATTAAATACTCCTGTTACTGTTAAACCAATGCCAAAATATGTTCGCAAAGGTGAAGAAGGTAAGGCACAAGCAGGTTGTGCAGCAATTATTGCTGCATGTGATACACTTGGACTCACTTCTAAGTATGCCAAAGCATCTATTCTAGCCATTGTTGGTGGAGAATCTGCATGGGTTCCAAGAGATGAAGGACATGTCTATAATAATCCTCAAGCACTTTTGAACATTTTTCCAAGTATATTTAAAGGTGATTTAACATTAGCAACTGCTTAC